CTCCGTGGTTTCAAGGTGTTCGGCGAAGCGTCCCGCTCGCTCCCCGGACCGCCGAAGCGCAAGCAGGAACAGGAGCACGGCGAGCGCGATGGCGCCGTAGCGCAGCGCCGCCCGCCCCCAAGGGCTGGCGGCGAACCCGCCGAGCAAGGTGGCGATCATCGCTGCCCCCGGCGCCAGTCGTCGAGGCGAGCATAGATCGTGACCGCGATCCCGCCGAGCGCCGCGGCGATGAACACCCAACGGAGCGTGTCGAGATACGGCACGAGCGGCAGGATGGCGGTCTGGGTCTCGGCTAGGACGCTCTGCGCGACCTCCACGCCCGCAGCGCCCAGCGTCGCCACGCCTGCCGCGCCACCACCCTTCATGGTGCGGCTGTCGGCCAGCACTTCGCGCGCAGGCGGCGTCTCGGCTGCAAATGCCGTCGCCCGGACCGGAAACCGCTCGCCCCACTGGCGCGCGGGGCCGAGGTCGACGTGCATGAAGCCCGAGCGCGGGTAGAAGCCGAAGCCGAGGAACCCGACCTCCCGCGCCGCCGCCTCGAAGGCGACGGGGTCGTGGTTCACCATGGCGATGTCGAAGGCGGCGCCGTCAAGGTGCTTGGAGCGGGTCGCGCCGCCCACGGCGCGGTTGTGCTCGGGGCTGCGATAGGCCGAGCGGACGATCAGCGGTTTGCCCAGCCGATCGCGCAGCGCCTGCAGCTTGTCGAGGGCGGGTTCGTTGACCAGCAGCTTGCCGGTGCCCCGGCAGGCGATTTCGGCCGGGCTGAAGTTCGGCCAGCGCCAGCTGCTCTCGGGCACGTCGCGCCAATGGCGGTGGAAGGTCGTCGTCATGGGGGTCCTCCGAAAACGAAAACCCGCCTCAAGGGCGGGTGCGGTTGGGCTGATGAATGGGGATGGGGCGCGGCTACGGGCCGCCGCCGAAGATCTTCAGCTTGATGGCAATGCCCGCGAGCAGCGCCAGCATGACGCCGGTGGTGATCATGCGGACGGCTGTCTGCATCGCAGTCCGCCGCACCAGCCGGATGCAGTCCACCAGGGAGCGCAGATCGCGGATGTCGAGCGCGGCCTCGTCGCCGTCGAGACCGACATCGGCCAGCGCGCGCTTCGCGCCTTCCTCGGCGGCGCGTGTCAGGATCGCCTCGAACTCGGCGTCGGGCATGCGCACGAAGCCCTCGGATCGGGGTGGGTTCATCGGATCCTCCTTCCGCCGCTCAGCCGATCTTGCAGCCCCAGAAGGACGTGTGGTCGGCCGCGAAGTAGCCGTCCGCGACCCGGAAATAGCCCTGCAGCTCGACGGTATCGCCTGCGGTGAGCGGCACCATGGTCTGCAGCCAGATCGCGGTGGCGAGCGAGACGTGGGTCGCGGAGATTTCGCCGAGGGAGCCGCGGATTTCGGTCGTCCCGTTCAGGACCAGCCGCCCGCGCATGCGGGCCGTGGCGCTGGCGTTGATCTTGTAGAGCAGCGTCGCGCCGCAGAGGTAGGTGCCGTCCACCGGGGCCACAAAGTGATTGTTGGCGGCGTCGAACGCCCCTTGATCATTATAGTCGGTGTTGTTCAGGCCGATCTTCGTCCAGGTCCCGACGCCCACATAGTTGTCGTAATTGGTCCATGCCTTGAACCGCGGCAGCCGGGGCTGATCGACGATGCCGGTGGCGTTGTCGACGCTCAGCCCGTCAAAGAAGGTGCTACCGTCGGCGGAGACCGCGAGGCGGAAGCGGTCGGAGCCGAAGAGGCCCACCAGCGCCTTGGTCACGAAGCCGGTCTGCAGCGTCAGGCCGAGATCGTCGCCCGTGGCCTCCTTGTTCATGGTATAGAACAGATCGCCGGTGCCACCCTCGGCGACGGTTTTCGCCGTCCAGAGCGCGGCGTTGAGCTTGGCCGAGAACGGGTTTGCGGCATCGGCTGTGGTGCCGAGGCCCAGCAGCGCGAGGCTCTGCAGCGATGCCGGGGTTGTCCCGACCCATCCGGACCCGTCGTAGACCAGCAGCAGTCCCTCGTCCTCGACCCATGCGCGCCAGCCGGTCCGGGGCGGCAGGCGCAGCCAGGCGCCATCGGTCCAGAGGGCGACGTTCAGGTCCCAGCCCACCCAGTCGCCGGTCGCGCCGGAGGCGACGATGTAGCGGTCGCCATCGGTGGGGCTGGCGGGCGGCGCAGTCAGGTCTCTGTCGAGCACCGAGAGCTGGACGAGCCCGTCGAGGATCCGCAGCGCCTCGTTGTGGGTGACGTGCTTCTGGGCCTGCGCCGCGAGGATGTAGGGCAGCAGGAGATGGGTCGTGGCGTCGGACATGGGGCCCAGTCGGAGGCCTGCAGGGCGGCGGTGTAGACCGCACTGGTGGTGGCCGTGCTCAGCACCCGCTTTACCGTCGCGCCGTCAAGGATCTCGACCTCATAGGCTTCGAGCTCTTCTCCGAGCGGCACTTCCAGCCCGCCCCAGCTGTCGGCCGAGAGCGCGCGGGACCGGCGGGTCCAGCGGATGGCGAGATCGCCGGGCGAGCGCGGCACGCGCCACGGCTGTTCGACATGGGCGACCGAGAACGGCCGCAGGCCCATGCCTTCAGGCGTGAAAGCCTGCGCGACATAGGTCTCGTCGCTGACCGGGCGGCTGGCCGGACCGATGCGCCAGTTCCACGGGATGCCCAGATCGGCCTCGGCGATTGGTAGTGAGGCGAGGCTGTCGTCGAGCGCCACGACCCGTGCGCCTGCCGGAGCCGGGTTGCCCATGGCGCCCTCGGTCCCGCGCTGGCCGCGCAGAAGCCGGGTGAGACGATACCGGCCGGGGGCTATGAGCTCGGCGGCACCCGCCTGCACGATCTCCCAGGTGCCGGGCGCGCTCTCGATGGCGATTGCGTTGGCGCCGCCGAACAGCGTCAGGTCCGTGATGCTTTCCAGCGTGCCGGTCAGCAGATCGACCACCATCGCGTTTCCGAGATCGAAGCGCGCGGTGGGGCCCGCATAGAGGTCCGAGACCAGCGCCCCGATCCGGGCGCGACTGCCGAAGGTGGTCAGCAACTCGAACCCGTCCGTCGACGGACTGCGGAACACCGCCATCTCGCCCGGCCAGGGAACGGCGTGCGCGGCGACCAGCGGCCGGTGTGCGGGCTGGTCCTCGGTCAGCTGCGGCACGTCCATCAGCACCGCATCCGGCGCGCCGAACACGACGGCCCGCGTCAGTGAGGCTGCGCGGTGATCGCCGGGCGGCAGGTCGTAGGTCGCGCGGTCCTGGCGCACCGCCTCGATGCCGCGCGCCTCGGCGTCGGCGATGGAGACGAGCCGCAGATCGACCAGCCGCCCATCATGGGCGAGCCGGATCGCGTCGGCCGGATCGAGCGCGAGGCGCGAGGGCGGCAGACGGAACGCCGCCGTCTCGCGCCCGACCCACGCCTCCATCAGCGCGCGGCGGCAGCGGCGCTCAGCCTCCTCGGGCGGCACGGCCATCGGGAAGCTCTCAGACGCGATGCGCGTCGTGTCCACGGTGATGCGCCGGGCCTCGACGAGAGCCGCGTCGTAATCCTCGTCGGCCCGGGCGACCTGCCACTTCAGCGCCTGAGGCAGTTCGGTCTCCTGGCCGCGCGTCAGCTCCAGCAGGTCGCCCTCGCGGGCGGCCACCAGATCGTCGGGCGCGAGGGTGGCGACGGAGGCCCGACCGCGCATGATGAAGCGGATCACGCCCTCGGTCTCGACCGCGTCGAAGCCGAAGTGGCGCGACAGCGTGGTGATCGACGCGCGCGGGCTTTCCAGCGCGGTTATGGCGTAACCCTCGACCGCGCCCCAGAGGCCGGTGACGTCGATCCTTGCCTCGGGCAGACCGGCGCGCAGGCAGAGGTGCCGAACGAGTGCGGCCAGCGATACCGCGCCGAGACGCCCGGTCAGCCAGTGCCCCAGTCGCCAGTTTGCGCCATCGGTCCAGACGTCGGTCAGCGCCGGGAAGAACGGATAGGGCCGCGCGTCCCAAGTCCAGGCGGCGCATTCCGGCACATGCACCATCCGGCCGCCATAGACCGAGGACACCGGGTTGTTCGCAGCCTCGCCCCACCAGAGATACGTCGCCTCGAGATAGGCGCGCTGGATCGCATCGTCGCGCCAGCCCCGCGAGAAATGCGGCGTAAAGCTCTCCGAGGATTTCGGGTCGAAGAAGACGTTCGGCTGGTTTGTGCCCCGATCGATGGCCGGACAGCCGAGCTCGGTGAACCAGATCGGCTTGGACTCGGGCGTCCATGCCGTCGGCGTCCCGGCCTCCACCCCGCCCGGGCGGTCGTAGTGCGGGTTCGCCCACCAGGCCCGCAGATCCTTGTAGCGGAACACCCATGCCTTGCCTGCGGCGCCATCCGTGATCGGGGTGCGGGCTTGCGCGCTTTGGTCGGCCGCGCTGGCATAGAACCAGTCGAAACCTTCGCCGCCCGCGATGTTCCCCTGAAGATAAGCCCGGTCGTAGATCGCGGGCCAGCCCTCGGCCGCGTCGGCATGCTCGAACCCGTCGCGCCAGTCGGAGAGCGGCATGTAGTTGTCGATCCCGACGAAATCGATCTCCGGATCGGCCCAGAGCGGATCGAGATGGAAAAACACGTCGCCGCTGCCATCGCCCGGCTGGTGCCCGAAATACTCCGACCAGTCGGCGGCGTAGCCGATCCTGGTGCCGGACCCGAGGATCGAGCGCACGTCCGCGAGCAGATCCCGATAGGCCTGCACGGCCGGATAGGTGGATGCGCCCGAGCGGATCGCGGTCAGCCCCGGCATCTCCGTCCCGATCAGGAAGGCGTCGACCCCGCCCGCCGCCGCACAGAGGTGGGCGTAGTGCAGCACCATGCGCCGCAGACCCCATTCGCCGGGCGTGCCGGTCCACGAAACCGCCTGGCCGGAAACACTGAAGCTGGCGGGCGTCGCCGCGCCGAACAGCGCCGCGACCTGGCTTGCGGCCGTGGCGGACTTGTCCACGGTCCCGGTGAACCCCGCAGCGGGCGAACAGGTGATCCGGCCCCGCCAGGGGAATACGGGCTGGCCAGTCTCGGTGGCGTTGTCGGAATACGGGTTCGGGAGCGTGTTGCCGGGCGGCACGTCCATCAGGATGAAGGGATAGAAGGTGACACGCAGCCCGCGGGCCTTCATCTCCTGGATCGCCTGCACCACCGCGAAGTCGGACGGCGTGCCGCCATAGACCGGGCGATCCTGATCGTCGCGGCTGACTCACGCCGTTGACCGACCAGGTGGCGGGCGTGGTCGACTTGGCCGACACCTCGACGCCGGGCCGCACCTTGCAGGCGCCCGCGCGCAGGTCGTCGCCGAACCACGCCACGACGAGGCTGATGCTCTCGACCTTCGGCGCCATGGCCTGCAGCCGGTCCAGCGCCTCCACCATGTCCGTGGAGTCGGCCAGCGCGTTCAGGTTCTCGGGCACCGTCGCGCCGCCATCGGTCTTGCGGATGGCCTGCGTCGCGTAGGTGAACTCCCCCGAAGCCGGGATCATGGTGACGGCGCGGGTCAGCCCCTCGGCGGTGTCGGGATCGGCGAGCGGCCGGAACACCTCGAAGGAGAGCTGCGGCAGGCGGTTGCCATAGGTGGAAAGCGCCAGTTCCTCGAAGACCACATAGGCCGTGCCGCGATAGGCCGGAGTGTTCGCCGCACCCATCTTCGCCGCGATGAACGGATCGGCCGCCTGCGCCTCGTCGCCGGGATACCAGCGCCAGGTGACACCGGAGAGGTCCATCGGCTTGCCGTCGGCCCAGATGCGCCCGATGCCGGTGATCGGCCCCTCACACAAGGCGACGGCGAAGCTGGCGTAGTAGAGATACTCGGTGGTCTTGACCTTGCCGCCTCCGCCACCCTTGCCGCCGCCCTGCGTGGTGGTCTTGGTCTCCTCGCGGAAATCCGTCGCCCAGATGATGTTGCCGCCCATGCGCATCCGGCCATAGAGCCGCGGGATGACCGCGCCTTCGGTGGCCGAGGTGATTCGCAACGTATCGAGCCGCGCGCCCTCGATGCGCTGGGTGGGCGCAAGCGACGAGATGATCCAGCTGTCGACGACCGAGCCGATGGTGGAGCCGATGAACCCGCCGATGGTCGCGGCGCTGACGCCGAGGATCGCGCCGCCGATCGACCCGCCAATGGCGGCGCCAGCGGCACCGAGGACGAGCGTTGCCATGTTCGGGTCTCAGCGTTGCGGGAACAGGAAGGCGAAGGCGATGCGCCGCCGCCAGGCGTTGGTGAGCGGTTCCTCGATCACGCCGAGCCGCTCATAGGCGTGGAGAAAGGTGTCGGGCCCGGTGAGGATCCCGACATGCTTGGCTATCGCGCGGGGCTTCATGCGGAAGAGCACCAGCGCGCCGGGACCGGCGTCGCACGGGGCAATCTCGGTCATCATGCGTCGCGCGCCGCGCGCCAGAACCTCGCGCGGACCGGTCTCGCCCCAGTCGCGGCTGTAGGCCGGGATCGGGAACGGCTCCGGCCCCACCACCTCGCGCCAGATGCCTCGGGCGAGCCCGAGGCAATCGCAACCGACGCCGCGCAGGCTGGCCTGGTCGTGGTACGGCGTGCCGAGCCAGGACCGGGCGATGGCGATGACGCGCGCAGGGTCGGCCAATGCGAGGGGCTGCGTCACAGCACGCCTCCCTCGTGGCCGCCGTCCTTCGTCGCATAGCGCAGCACCGCGTCCTGGCCGGGGATGTGCGGGAAGCCTCGGAAGTTCGTGGTGTTTGCGAACTTCGCGCCGCAGGTCTCCATCCGCTTGTCGCAGCCCGCGCGGATGGTGAAACCGTCACCCTCGGCGATCGCGCGCACCGGCGCCTCGAGCAGGGTCAGCACCGCGATGCCATCCGTGACGTCGTGGCCCAAGACCTCGGTGCGCCGTCCCGCATTCGCGCCGCTGGTCCATTCGAGGGTGCCGAAGGTGAACCAGCCTGAGGTAAAACCACCGAGACCAGAGGCGGTGAACGCCCGGTCGCGCAGGAGATCGATCACGGCGCCCGCGCCCTTGTATGCAGCGTTCTCCAGATCGACGCCGCAGCGCGCATCGCCGAGCGCTGCATCACAGGTCGCCTGAAACGTCCGCCCGACCGTCTGGCCGAGCACATGCGCGAGCGAACGCACCTCGGCGACGAAGGCCAGCCGCCCGCGCCGGATCTGGCCGATGGCGCCCCGGCGCATCAGCACGCGCTGGCCCGTGTCGACCCAGTTCACCCGCCAGACCTCAACCTCGGCATTGTCCCAGCGGCCATCGAGGATGTCGGTCTCGGTGATCCGGTCCGAGGTCAGCACGCCCTCGGCGTCCTGCGCATCGACCGACAGGTCCGATCCCGAACGGACCTCGGAGGCGGTCAGCCCGCTCTCGGGCTCGAAGTCGGTCCCATCGAAGGCGAGCGTCCGGTCGTGATCGGTGAAGCCGAAGCCAACGTCGTCGGCGCGCGTGATCCGCCAGCACCAGGCGAGCGTCGTCGTGCCCTCGTCGAGATGGGCCTGAAGGTCGGGATCGAAAGTCTTCATCGGCGCAGTTCCAGCAGCGGAATGGAGGTGATCGAGCCGAGCCGCTCGAGGTCGAGCGTCACGTCGAGCGCGTCGGTGTCGAAGCGGACCGGCACGTCGAAGGCGAAACCCGCGGTGATCGCAGCGCCCGCCGATGGAGCGGTGTCAAAGGTCAAGACACCAGTGGTCGTGTCGACGGACCATCCGCCGATCTGCTCCGCGCCATCGAGCGCGACGCGGACCGTGCCGGCGACCGGCTTGGTGATCGTGCGGGTCCAGGTCTGGCTGCCCGAGGCGTAGCGCTTCACCAGCTGGAAGGCGGTCCTCGTGCCGTCGCCGGTGCCGATGATCTGGTCGGTCGGCGCCGGTGTGCCCGAAGGTAGGCAGGACTTGTGATCGCCCCAGTCCTTGAAACGGAAGCCGTGGAGCCGCCCGTTTCGCGCCTCGAAGAAGGCGACCACCGCCGCCAGATCGTCCGCGCGGCGGACGCCATAGGCCACATCATAGCGGCGGCGCGAGTTGACCCAGCTGGCGTTGCGCTCCTCGTCACCCGAGGCAAGCTCGACGATCTGCGTGCGCCGCTCGGGCCCACCCCGCGCGCCGCGGCTGATGTTGTCTGGAAACCGGACCTCGTGAAACGCCATCACATCCCCCTCCGCCCGAGCGACACCGCCCGAGCGATGTCGGCCGCCACTTGCGTGCGGGATTGCCGGAAGCTCTCGGCGTCGCGGGCCATGATGGTGACGTTGACGCCACCGCCTGCGCCGTAGGCCTGCGCTTCTCGCCGGGACAGCACCCGCTCGCCCCGCTGCAGGATCGCGGGCACCTCGTCGTGGCGGAGGCCAGCCATGCCGCCGGAATGCATCCGGGGGGCAGCGGCGAAAGCCATGGCCGGGACGATGCGCGACGGCCCCGCGGAGCCGACCATGCCGCCCGCATGCAGGACGCTGGCGAAGATGCCGCCCGCCCCGGAGAACACGCCGGAGAGTGCGTTTGCGATCGGCCCGAGGATGAACCGTCGCGCGGCCAGCTGGGCGAGATCGGCCAGCAGCGAGGTGACGAGATCGCGGAAGTTCAATTTGCCGGTCTTCACGAACTGGCCCACCGCGTTCTCAGCCGACTGGAAGGCGCCGACGAGGCTCTGGCCGATGTCGCCACCGATCTCGCGCGCCTTGCTGGCGTAGTCCGACAGCGCGGCGGTGACCGCCTGCCAGGCGGTGACGGCGGCCTCGGTCGCGGGCTCTGCCGCAGCGGCGGCAGCTCCGGCCGCCGCGCCTGCATCCGTCGCGGCGCGTCCTGCATCGCCGAGCGCCGTCTCGAGCCGCTCGGCCGCACCGGTGGCCTCGGTCAGCGCATCGGCACTGGCCACGTCGGTGCCGCGCACCGCGTCGCGCAGGGCTTGCCAGCTTTCGAGCGGCGCGCGGGCGCCTTCGGCCAAATCGCGAGCGGCCCCGCGATAGAGGTTCGCGGACTCGAGCGCCCGGTTCGCCGCCTCGGTCAGGCCGAGATCGGGCGCAATCAGCGGGTTGTCCTCGAAGGCCCGGTCAAACGCCGCCTGCGCCGCTGTCGTGGCAGCACTGGCCGCGCCCTCGAAGCGGTTCTCGATCTCGCCGAGGTCGAGGTCGGGCACCAGCGAGATGCGCCGCTCCGATCCGAGCGCTTCCAGCCCCTGATTGATCCCGCTGATGAAGCCGTTGATGCGGGTGACCACACCGTTCAGCATCGCCTCGACGCCGTCGACCAGGCTGTTGGCCGCCTGAAACGCCAGATCGCCAATGGCGGCGGGCAGCAGGCCCCAGATCGCCTTGATCGCCTCGTAGGCGCCTTCGAAGGTGTTCGCCGCCGTGTTGCCGAAGCCCACCACGCTCTCGATGGCACTCTGCATGCCCGAGGCGGCGTCCGCCTTCAGGTCGAAGAACATCGCCGTGGCGGCCGCACCCGCCGCCGCCGCACCCATCCTGATCCGCTCCCAGACCTCGACGGCAAGATCCTTCAGAAGCGACATCGCCTCGCCGAAGCCGCCCGCGCCGGAGGCGAGGCGGGTGAACTGGTAGACAAGCTCGCCCGCGCCGACGATCAGCGCGCCGATGCCTGTGCGGATCAGTGCGCCGCGCAGAAGCACCAGCGCGGTGGCGAGGCCACGCACGGACAGCGCCGCAGCGGCCATGCCAGCCACCCAGCGGCCTGCGAAGAAGGCCGCGAAGGTGGCGGCATAGGTGGTCAGGCGGCCGATGTTGTCGAAGAGGCCGCGGATCGCGATGCCCAGCGGGCCGGTGCGGCTGGCGACCGCCGCCATGGCGTTGGCGACCGCTTCCAGCGCCGGAGCCGCAGCGACAGCGAGCTGGTTCGACAGCCCGCGCCAGATCAGCCCGAGCCGGGAGATGGCGTCGTTCGTCCGCTCGATCTGGTCGGCATCCTGCTCCGAAACGACGACCCCGAAGGCAAGCACGTCCTCGGTCGCCTGGCGCAGGGTCGCGGTGTCGATCCGGCTCATGGCGATGGAGCCTTCCTCGCCGAAGAGCTGCCCCGCGACGGCCGCGCGCTCGGCGGCGGGCACGAAGCTCTCGATGGCGGCATTGATCGCGCCGACCCGCTGGTCCAGCGGCAGGGCGATCAAGTCGGTGGCCGAGAGCCCGAGCCGGTCGAGCGCGTCGGCAGCCGGGCCGGTCCCGGCGGCCGCCTGGCTGAGACGGCGCGTCAGATCCTTCGTCGCCTGTTCGATGCCGGACATCGAAACGCCCGCCAGTTCGCCCGCGCGCTCCAGCGTCTGGATCGAGGCGACCGTGGTGCCCAGCGACTGTGCGAGCTTGGCCTGCGCATCGACGGTCTGCAGGCCGGAGCGAACCAGCGCCACGCCTGCGGCAGCAGCGGCGGCCACGGCGGCAGCGGCTCCATCTCCCGGCTGAGCCGCCCGAAGCCGCGCGATCCGGCTTCGCCGACACCTTCCAGCTCCGCGCGCACCTGTCGCCCGCCCACGGCCGCGAGGCGGACGCTGACCCTCTTTTCAGCCATGGGAGTGATCCATCTGTTCGTTGAGCTTGGCGACCATCACCGCCTCGATGCCGGGCAGCAGTTCGGCCATGGCCAACGGTGGCACGCCGAGCGCGGTGCCCAGCGCCAGCGCCGCCGTGATGTCCCAGCCGATGACGGCGTTCGGGAGCACGCGCAGCTGGCCGCCGAGACGACCGACAAGGTCCCAGACCTGCCAGCCCTCGTGGGTGCGCGGCCGGTTCAGCCGCGCCGGGCAGTCCGGGCAGGCTTGCTCGCGGCCCTCGTAGGGTGGACAGGCTTGGCAGTATCGATCGCCCCCGCCGAAGGACCATTCGGCGAGAGCGCGGAGCCGTTTTTTTCCTGTTCCAGCAGCAGGCCCTTCGAAACGAAGGTCAGCTGGAAGGCCTCGAAGATCGGCCAGACGTCGAGCAGCGCGTCGATGGCCGCGGGGCTCGGATCGATGGGGTTGCCGTCTGCATCGCCGATGCCGTCCCAGGCAAGCACGGCGCGGCGGGCCAGACCCTTGGCGAAGGCGACCGCGCGCTCCTCGTCGCTGGCATCTTCCGGAACTGCCTCGACGACCGGGTCGCTGCGGGTCGCCACCATCAGCGCGGTGGTCAGCGGGCGGAGCTGCACGCGGACGCCGGGGGCGAGGTCATGCCAGCGTGGGGCGTTGGTCAGGTCGAGCGTAAGCATCGTCAGTACACCTCGATGTCGTTCACAAGGGTTGCTGTGCACATCCGGCCGACGGTGCTGTCGCGGGCGGCCTGCCAGTCGAAGGTCGCCTGCACGCCCTGCGGCCCGGAGATTTCGATGCGCGGGCGCGGCAGATAGACGGCGTGCACGGTGAAGGTGAAGCTCTCACCGGACGGCAGGACGTAGGCGAATTCCATCTCGCAGGCCTCGCCGTTGATCGCCTGCGTCACCAGCGTCTGGTCGGCGAAGCGCACCTCTATCCGGCCCGTGAGCGCCGCGATGGACGGGTCGGCCCCGTCGATGCGCCCGTCCGAGCGGATCGTCTCGATCCGGTCGAGGTTGTTGGCATAGGTGATCTCGGCCGAGACTACGTTGCCAAGCGCGGTCCCGTTCCGCGTGATCGCCCCGTTGAAGTGGCCGAAGCGCTTCAGTTCCAACGCGGCGGGCGTACCGGCGCTGGTCGTGGTGCCGACCGTTTCGCCCTGCGCCACCAGCCGCGCCGTGGCGGTCAGCAGCCCCGACCGCTGCATCTGCCAAGTGATCTGGTCGAGCACGCAGCCGGAATACATCGCATAGCGCGGCACCTCTGGCATGCCGGTCTCGATCGACATGCTGGGCAGGGTCCAGGACCCCGACTGGAATTCGTGGGTGTACGGCGCCTCCGCGCCCGTGGTCGTGGGCGTCCCGAAGGCCGCCTTCAGCCAGAAGCCGAAGGCCTCGGCGTCCAGCGGCACCACGACATCGCCGTCCGCCGTCACCGCGTCCTTGATCGGCGCCAGCGGATCGCGGCCGTAGCCCAGCAGCTCCGAGTTCAGCAGCGGCTGCTCGGCGCCGAGCGAGGTGCTGGCGAAGGGCATGCGGGTGAAGCCGCTGGCGGGCGGCGTTCCATAGGTCGTCTCGAACGCAAGCGCCATCAGCGCCCGCGCCCCCTGGGCTCGTGCCATGGTGTCAACGGGCTGAGAGCAGAGCTGCTATGGATTTCAAGGACCTATTGCGCCTTCAAGGATACGACCCAGACCTCACAGAGCGCATTGTCCTGCTGCGCCACCGCCCCTTCGAGACCCGACTTGCCCGCGCGATGCCGTGGATTATCGAAGAACGCCCGGACCTTTTCGAAGTCTACCAGTCCGTCCCCGGCCGACCAAAAGCCGCCCTGCGTCGGGCCGAATTCGTGGCGAGCTTCCTGGGACTCTCGCCCGGCAAAGCGCACTTCGTCGGGCTTTATCGCATCGGCGAGGCGCGCGCGCTCGACCATGATGCCTTCTGGCGCATACCGGAGAACCTTACCCTCAGGGAAATGGGATACGAGGGCTTCACAGCCGATCACGCAGACCGGGTGGGAGCCGAGCTTCAGTTCGACCTGGAGCGCCTTCCTTTTTACAGCAACTGGCGCGGTCGGCTGGTCATCGATTTTCCGCCGCCGGAGCGCTCATGGTTCCGGTGGGTGGACCGCGGGATCTTTCCTGTCAGCGCTATCCTCGAGGAAAGCGCTTTCGCAGCCCCGCCGCCTGACTGGCGCGAGATCGATCTCACCTTCGCGGAACTCTTGGCGCTACCGGCGTCTTGGCGGGCGCGGCTGGCTGAATGGCGGGGGATCTACCTCATTTTCGATGAAAGCGATCGTCGGGCCTATGTCGGCTCCGCCTACGGTCGCGAAAACATTTACGGTCGGTGGCAGGTCTACGCCCGCGATGGTCACGGTGGAAACCGCGAACTGCGCGGCCGCGACCCTCACAATTATCGGTTCAGCATTCTCGAACGCCTTGCGCCAGACCTGCCAGCTGAAGATGTCATCGCTCGCGAGAACAGCTGGAAGCTGCGGCTCCATTCGCGGCAACCGTTCGGTCTCAACGCCAACTGAGTCACCCACCAAGAGGATCGTCCGTCGAATAGTGCAAGACGACTTTGATCACGGCGACCTTCAAGCTGGCCGCGCCCTCGACCGGCAGGTCCACGGCGCGCGGCGCTTCCGCCTCGACCCAGTCGCAGAGGCCGCCCAGCGTGCGGTCGGCGGTGAGCGCCGCGCCGATGCTGGCGGTCAGCGTGTCGAAAGCGGTGTCTCGGTCGGCGCCTTGGACCACCGCCTCTATCTCGGCGAGGTGCTGGTAGTGGTAGCGCAGTGGCGACAGCGTCACCTCGGGTTCACCGGGCTCACCGTCTCGGAGGATCAGCAGCCCCTCGGCCGGGACACGTTCGGGCAGCACCTCACCGCGCAGGGCGGTGGCGGGCAGTGCCGAGAGCCGCGCGTGCAGCGCGGCGAGGATGGTTTCGCGAGGGCTGGGCACGGTTCTCTGCCGATCATTACATCAAGAAATGTCGTCTTGTGCGTTTGCACTGGTTTCGACACGGTTATGTTCAGGCGCACTCTTGAGAGGTTCGATAATGCTGTTCAACATCGACAAGGCTCTCAGTCTGCCGGATATTCGTCGCATTGTCGCAAAGCGCGATGAAGTACTCGATCGTTTCGGGCCGATATTCCGAGATCCGCAAAGTCTGACCAAGCGGGACTATCTGGATTTCCTCAGTTTCAAGCACAATCACCACTGGACAGGTTTAGAACGCCTGGGGCGCCGAGCCACAGATGATTTGGAAAGTCTGCGAGAAGCTATAACCGTCCTAGTAGACGAAACAAAACCGATCGCGGACAGATTTGTTTCCGCCCTTTCCATGGTGAGTGGAGCCGGTCCGGCCACTCTCACACCCATATTACTCTTGGCGTATCCTGATCGCTACGGTGTTTGGAACGGCACCAGCGAACCCGAAATGCGGGAACGAGGTGTATGGCCCGCTTTCCCCCACGGTACTTCCGAGGGGGAACGGTATGAAATAATCAATTCAGTGCTCCTTCAGCTGGCAAAAGACTTGAAAGTGGACCTGTGGACACTCGACGCCCTATGGTGGATGAGCAAGCTGGAACGTCAGAACACTGGCCACTACCTTGGCTCCAGGGACATCGCGATCTGGGACATGGCTGAACAGGCCAACCAAACGGCGAAGCAGTCCTACGGGCAGACAGTGGAACGCATTATCAAGAACAAGGACCTCCGGCTCTCGAAAGAAGCTCTCATCGCGCATCTAAAAGAGCTGCTGGAGGAAACAGGGGATAGGTGCGCCATTTCAGGAGTTGTATTGCAGTTTGACGGTCCAGACTTGCAATTGCGACCGTCTTTGGATCGCATTGACAGCTCCGGCCACTACGAACTCGGAAACCTCCAAGTTGTCGCTCGTTTCATCAACTTCTGGAAGCGTGACACCGAGGATTTCGAGTTCCGTCGACTGCTGGCTGTTGTGCGAGGAGAATCTTAGGCCCGACCCTTCTGGCCGCTCATGCTCGCCCCTCGACCCAGTTCGCCACGATCAACCCTGGCACGCCGTCCAACGCCCGGTCTGCATCCCGCGCGAGGTCCAGCCGCTTCGGCAACTTCACCTGCGGCACCAGCAGGAAAATCGGCGCGGTGACTTTGCCGCGCCCGGTCTTCGAGCGCGACACGACCGCCTGGCCCTTCGTGTTCAGCCGCCCCTCCGCCACCAGCAGGCTCGGGCCGGTGCGGCGATAGACGAAGCGCAGGCGCAGGCCGCGACGGCGTTCCCACTCGCCGGGGGTGATCCGGCCGCCGCGCAGGGACTTGCCCGCTGCGGGCAGCGGGATGGCCAGCCAGAACCCGTTCTTCGAGCGGATCAGCGGGCCGGTGTCGTGCGCGCCCACGATGACCGGCGCCTTCGACCAGACCAGCGCCGCGGCTTCCAGGCTTTCGCCCGACCTCGCTGGTGATCTGCAGCCGCCACGCTGACTTCAACCCGATCCCGGCCTCGCGCATGGCGGCCGTGACGGCGCGCTCCCCGGCCGCCACCTCCGCTGCCATCATCGCGACGATGTCGGGATCGATGTCGAGCTTCAGTTTCACGCGGGCCTCAGGTCTACGGTCCAGACCAGCCGCTCGCGGTCGCGGACGGGCTCGCCTTGGATTAGGAAGGCCTCGCCGTCGATCTCGATCCTGTCACCGGGGCGCGGGCTCGCCACCTCGGCCACGCGCAGGTCGATCCGGGTGGTCTCGGACCAGAGCCGCGCATCGCCGAAGTCGGTAACGGCGTCGGCACGCCGGGCGACGGCACGCACCAGCACGGGCGCGCCGCCGTCGGCGATGTAGACTGCGTCCCGGCCGACATTCGGATCGCCGAAGAGCGCGCCCACGGCGGCGGCGAAGGCGCTCATCAGAACGTCGCGTTCAGGCGGACCCGGCCGATGGTGTCGCCCGCGCCGCTCGCCACCGCCTCGACGGCCACGCCGATGAGAGTGTTGTCGGTCGCCACCGTGGTGCAGCGCTTGTTGGTGTCGTCCCAATAGACCTTGGCGCCGACGGTCCAGGCCTGGGAGCCGACCTTGGTGATGTCGAAGACGCCGACGAGCGCGGTCTCGACGGGCTCGCCGAGGGCGGCGGCGCCCGAAGCGATGCCGAAGATGGAGCCGACGAGCAGGCCATCGCCGGAGGCGACGGCATAGGGCGCGGTCAGCGGCATAGGGCGCGGTCAGCGTGATGGTGTTGCCGGGCTGGACGAAGTTTTTCATGGACGTGATCCTCGTGGAAAGACGAAGGGCGGCCCGTGAGGACCGCCCGCGTGTCAGGGTTCAGGTTGCGTGCGTTACGCGCCCGGGTTCTTGTAGAGGCCGCGCCAGTCGATGGCCTTGGCGCCGAAGTCGAGGCGGCACTTGATCTCGACGCCGTCGACATCGAAGCCGTTGCGGGTCTCGATGTAGGCGCCCTGCTGTCCCTCGAGATAGGCGTACTCGATGGTGTCGATCTGGTTCGGGCTGGCGGCCAGATACCAGGCGGTCTCGCTGGCGGCGTCGAGCCGGGGCTCGCTGATCGGCGCGAGGGTGCGGATAGACTGCGGCACCACGCTGGACGTCGCGG